GATGGAAGCATGTGTTGGTGCTACGCTCTTTCTTATAAAAATGCAAAATGGGAACTTGAAATATATGAAGATGTAATAGACCAAAAACGGGATTCTAATTTTTGGGAAACACTCCCTACTTATACTTTGCAGGACATTCTCGATAAGCTGCCACATTATTTGAATCCATTTCCGTCCAAACAAATATTGTTTGCATGGATGATTGAAAGAGATGCCATAGCATATCGAAATGTTGAAGATATAGATGATTGCCTCAAACATTTTACTGATGATTTATTAATTGATGCAGCCTACGAGATGTTGTGCTGGTGTATTGAAAATGGGTATATTAAAACTAATCAGTTATGAAAGCGAGAATAAAAGAGACTGGAGAGATTGTAGAGGTTGAAGGCTTATTCGACGTTGGGACTGCCTTAGTGAAAGGTAGGTATTTCAAAGTGTCAGAACTCGACTTCTTTGATAATTTTGAAACTATTGATTGGGAGCAAAGGCGTTATGAATTGGCAAAATCCGCTATGCAAGGGTATTGTATTGCTTTAGGAATAAACGATGACAGTGAAACTTATGATGATATTGCAATAGGTTCCTTGAGAGCAGCCGATGCACTAATAAAGAAATTGAAAGGGAAATAACCATGGAAATAAAGAACGGAATAATAATAGACGGAGTGCTGCATGAAGCGGTGCAATATAATATTCATTGTGCCTCATGCTCTCTGTACGAGAAATGCGCAGAGGTGGACTACACAGTATGTACAACCGATTTGTTTAGCTGTGGCGGTTTTATCAATCGTGGCAAAGTGACAGATATTAAGATAGATAAGGAGGAATAAATCATGCCAACAATACTAAAGCAAACTTACCCAACAGCCAAGAAAGAACACAATTGTGAATTTTGTTGCTGCAAGATACAGATAGGGCAAAAGTATGTCCGCCAAACAAATGTATATGACAGAGTTGTGTACGACTTCATCACACATCAAGAATGTAATGAAGTGGCTCATGAATTGAGAATGTACGATGATTGTGATGATAGCGGATTGGATGGGGAGACCTTTCGTGAGAACCTGAATGAATACGTTTATGTCAATCACTACGATAATGAAGCGGATGATATTTGTTCTGATTGGGATTTGTCTCATTATGAAATAGTGAAGAAAGTATTGGAAGAATTAAAAAAGGAGGAATAACTATGGGATTTACAACACCGTGCTTTATACGCAAAAATACACCGGAGCTTCGGAAGAAGCTGGAAGAGTTGGGATATGAAATCCTTAATTCAGGTGATACAACTTTAGATGCACATAATTATGACGGCAAGGGAAGTCATAAAAGTATCGAAGAGGGAAAGGCTATCATAACGTCTTATGGTAATTTATATGGAGTGGTATATGATGTAGATACTGTCACCAAGAAAGGAAGAATTGATTGCGGAACCAACGAGGAACTTTTCTTGGCTATCGCTGCATTAAAGGATGATACAGACAACAATCAATTATTCACTAATGGTAAGGGCGATTGGGGTATATACCGGGATGGCTCTGATGGAGGTTTGTCTGGAATGGATTTCTATGGGATGCCTAATGATTTTGAGATTGACAATTATCACAAGGCTACCGTAGACGAACTGATTGAACGCTTTAAAGATAAGAAAGAACAATTATGTGTAGAATAGCATATTTTGGGACAGATGGTTGTCTCGGACATCATTTTAAAGCTATTTCTGGAAAATTTTCTCCTCAAGAGAAAGAAGACCTTAGTAAAATAGATGAAGACTTTCAATTATTCGGTTTTTCCGGCTTTAATTTTTTCACGTACAAGGGGTATGGGTGTCTTTCTTTCTCTGCAAGTCCGGATGATAATCGTTATGGCAGTAAGACTGTGTTTTTTGTTGAGGGAACCTATTTAAAAACAGAAGTATTAGAGGCTTTGGAAGAAGCTCCGTTTGTGAAAAAACAATTCCAGAAGTTAGCCGATATGTATGGTGTAGAAATACCTAAAATAAAAGATTATGAATGATATAAAACTATCACTCCGGCAAATAGAAAAAATGGAACATGCTATCGGATTTAGCCGTGAGAAAATAAAAAGAAATAGATATGAGGCTTATCGTAATAGATTTGTAGTAAATAACTCCGATAAGGACTGGGAGGAATTGGTATCTATCGGATATGCAGAAAAGCGAGAGTTTGAGATTGAAAAACAAATCGTGTACTATGTTTCCGAACTTGGGATAAAATATTTAGGGGTGTTATTGGGGTGTATAATAATAGAAGGTAAATAACTATGACCGAAGAACTTGTAACGTTAGAAACAGCGAAGCTGCTGAAAGAGAAAGGTTTCGTTTGGAAGTGTGAACACCTAATAGACCGCAATAAGGTTATTACAAAATATGACCTTCCGCAAAGTATGTCGTGTTGTACGGAAATAGATGACGAACCAGTTGAATTTTTGTGTCCAGTATTGTATATCGCCCAAAAGTGGCTGCGTGAAATAAGAGGTGTGTATGTATATGTAGAACCTGTTATTGGGAAAAGATGGAAGCTTTCTTTTTGTGATTTCAATGTTCCAACAGAAGAAAGCGACTGGATGGAGAACGAAATAAACAAAGGGAATGGCTATAAAGTATATGACACCTACGAGGAAGCACTGGAAGCCGGGATACAAGAAGCGTTAAAACTTATATGAGAATGGACCCTGTTGTAAATGATGCTTATAGGCTTAGAAAACTTTTAGAAAAAGCAACGGGGCTAAAAGTATATAAGTCGGAACTAATAGCCAACTATTTTAATGGCTATCTAAGTATAGTACAAGAGTATAAGAATGAAACCAATCCGCACATTACAGTAGCACAAGGTAGCTGGTCGATAGAAAACGGTGGGGAGTATAAAATTTCACTCTATACACCTACAATCGTTATTAAAGGCAAGAGGATGCTTAATACTCGTTTTGTAAAAGATGTAGCCTATAAGATAGTGGAAGCATTAAATGATGAATTTGGAGAAGATAATTGGAATACGTGCAATGAGGAGCAAAAGTGTTGGCTTCCCATGTCTCGAAACTCGTTCTATTTACAAATCCCAAATTTTGAGAAATATTAAAACTTATATGATTATAAACAAAGGAATTTACACAAAAGAAAATGTAGGTAATGGTGTATTCATCTTTACCGTCAATAAGAATTTTGTAGAACCTAAATTTTGGGGACTGCATGAAGAAAACGAACAGGCACAATGTGTAGTTATTATCCATGATGGCAATGCTTTATTCTTCTATCCGGAAGATATGGATAATGATACCCATATTCTTCTTGATTGGGAGAAAGAGCAAACAGGAAAGATATATCCAACCACAGAAGAAGGCATGAAGGATACCGATGGAATAGGCAATACCAAAGCATTGGCTGCATCCGGAAGCGAAATTGCTGAGAAAGTCATAGCATTGGACTTATGTGGATTAAGTTGGCGCATTCCTACACTACAAGAGAGTGTCTTAGGGTATGAACATAAGGTTATGCTGAATGCAGCCTTAGCTATCTGCGGAAAACAACCAGTGAAAGATGACTGGTATTGGTGTTCTACGAGAAAAGGAAACAAACGCAATTTTATTCTCAGTTGGGGCGACGGTTTTAGATACGACAACATTCAGGACAGTGACGATTGGGTTCGCCCCGTGTCCGCTGCCTCTCTTAATTCACTTTAACCTTATAAATGATTACAACTATGGCAAAAGTATTTATAACAAAATACGCTTTAACAACAGGCATTAAAGAGATAGAAGCGGATATTATTAGAAGTAGATTTGAAGATAGAGAATATGTAATTGATGGTTTATGTTCTTACTTCCGTATAGGGGAAAACGCATTCACCGATAAATCCGAAGCGTTGAAAAAGGCGGAAGAAATGAAGATTAGGAAAATCGCTTCTCTTCGTAAGCAGATGGAGAAACTTGAGAAATTATCTTTTAAAGTTGAGGAGATTTGATTATGAAACGTGAAATAAAATTCAGAGGAAAAAGCACTGATACGGGGAAATGGATATATGGATTTCTCTCTTTTTTCTATACTGCCGGAAGGGACGAAAACGGACTTATCCTCACAGACAAGGCAAAGATATATTCTCCGGAAGACTGCCGGTGCGATGACGTATGGGCTGAAACTGTTGGTCAGTTCACGGGAGTTAAATACAATGATAGAGAAATATATGAGCATGATTTGGTTGAATGCGCTGGTGTACTATGTGAAGTAGTGTATAGTGATAAAATCGGTTCTTTTGTGCTATTAGAAGTTCTGTCTCAAAATCTTGGAAATAAGCCAATAGGACAAATGATAGATATGTTCGGGATTAGATATGTAGGTAATATTTACGACAGCCCGGAGTTATTGAAATAAAACAACCATGAGTAAATACATGAATTGGGAACTCTACGATAAACCACCTGAGGGTTTCTCCATTGACAAGCATACTGGTTCTCCTTTGACCGGATACGACTTTTACACAAACGGGAAAAGCGTCTTAAACGGAGGAGTAAGAATTCTTGTAAAATCTCTGAATGTTCATGTTAACAACATAGCAGACAACCACTACCCCGTGAAAAGAAACACTCCCAATAACAAAGAACCCAAACAAGACCCGATGATTAACCGTAATGTGCGCCAACGGGTAAATGTCTTTGCACGCGAGAGGTTTAAAGTAAAGCTACTACAAGAAATAGAATTTGATTTAATGGTGTGTCAACTCGAAGGCTGGAGTATGGGAAGCTACGTCAATGAGCTTAAGCAATTGATTGATGATGTTTATCGGAGAATGGTTAAGACAAAGAAAAGGAATAGCAAGACTATCAGTAACCCAAAACTTGAATTTAAAGATGAATGAATTATATATACCTCCACAGCGATTAAACCGCAACCCTATTAACGGGCGGTTTTTAAAAGGAAGTATCCCTCATAACAAGGGGAAGAAATGGGATGATTACATCCCTTTGCATAAAAGGGAAAGTATGATTAAAGGATTAGCTTTAGGGAGAACGGGAAACCCTAATATAGCGGGCTGCAATGCAAAGAAAGTAGTAGCCATAAAGAGCGGACGGTTACAAGGTGTTTTCCAGTCCTCTAACGATGCGAAACGAAAGACTGGCATTTGCGCCCGTAATATCAGGAATTGCTGTTCCGGAAAGCGTAAACACGCTGGCGGCTATCAATGGTTTTGGGAAAGCGATAATAGTTGGTGTGAATTAATTATAAATGAATAATATAACCATGAGTAAATTAGAGCACATCGCCACAATTGATTACTGCTACTGGCGATTGGAAAAGTTGAATGAGGCTCTTTCCAAGCCTAAATCGACTATGGAGCAGTTGGTTGATAAAGCCTGCGGTTATAATGAAGTAGAAGAAGTGAAAAAGGAAGCTATAGCCCTTTTGGAACAGATTGTTGAAAGTAAAAAGGCTATCGGTGTGAATTATTCGGGAGATAGCAAGTTCCTTGATAAATTAAAGAACAAAGAAACACATGAGTAAACTATACAAAGTAACCCTCTTCGGTAAATCATTCATTATAGGATGGTTCAGTTATGCAGATAAATGGTATCATAAATTTAGTATAATAAAATAATGGATATAACAGAATTAAAAATCGGTGACCGGGTGAGAATAAAACTCCCGTCACCACAAGGAGAGAGACTTTCCATACCCATGCAGGTAATAGGGCTGCTTTCTAGTTTCAACAATCCAAGCCCTAAAGATACGGTATATCTTGACTTTGAAGGAAATGAGGGAGATATATGGGAAGAAGAAGTACAAAATTTAGTGTTTTCAGACAATGAAGAGAAGTCATGAGAAAAGCAGACAGAATAATCAGAGACAGACATTCCCGCATCCCGGACAAATACAAGAAGATTGACACTGCGGTCAACGGGGATGTAGAAAGCCTTGCCGAACAACACAAGGAAGTGGAAAGAAGGCTATTCCCTCTACGCCTTAACAAGACCACCGTTATTTACGTCACAAAAGACAAACAGAATGAAGCATATGCAGCGAAAGCACGTAAACGGATGGGGATAACAGAGCCAAAGAAAACGTTTGTAGACCCACTTTCGGAAGAAAACATTACCAAGTTGTACAAGGAAGAAAAGATACCACCCCGCAGAATGGCAGAGATGCTGAATGTAAGTGTAAGGACGATATACCTAAGATTGGCTAAGTATGGACTTACAAAAGTTAAATGCAGATAACATGAAAGAGAATAATATTTTAAACAAAGAGATTTATGCAGAGGCTATGATAACAGCCTCTAAGGTTGATTTCCTTGAAAGCAAGGATGAGATTAAGATGTATGCCACTTCGCTGTATAACGCAGTAATGTGGGGCAGAAATCATACGGTTAAAGCAAAAGAATTAGAGACACCAAGCTAATACCCTCACCAAAACGGCAAGCGGTATAACCCAATGGAGAACTCGTTCAAAGCGTTCTAAACGTTCCATTGGATAACCCGGAAAAGGCGGCAATAGTCCATGTAAAGGACATTGTCCGCCAATTCAAGCAGTTCATCTATGTAATCCCTTTTTCGCATCACGTTCAAGCTTTCTACGTTGTTGGCGGTTTATACCATTTGCTATGGCAAGGCTGTTCAGCGTCTCTTTCTGTTCGGGAGAAAGCATGTTATATACTTCTTCCCGTGATTTGCCTGATAAAATGGCTTGTACTATTTTCCACATAAGCTACGTCTACAATGTTCACACAAAAATTTCTTCGCTACCGGGAACATCTTCTGTCCCACATATCCGCTAAGGTACTGCGCCTCTTCCCCGTATGGGTCGATGCCGAACGCCCGTGAGATATGCCGACATAGATGCCCTTTTTCATGGTCGAAAGAGTTTTGAAACTCTGCCGGGGAAGAAGTAAGGGCTATAACCATTACGGTTTGCCTGTTTTGGATATTGGAGTAAGTGATACCCGTATTCAGATTGCAGGAGCGCATGTTCTTATAGGCATTCACCAAATCCAGCCCCCTGCATCCAACCCGCCGAAGGTCGGCGATAATACGGTCGGTATAATAGCAGTCCACCGCATAATATACACGGACTTCCCAATCATAATCCGGTATGTAAAATTCCTGTATTATCATAGGCTACATCATCTGTTCCCACATGATAGGATTGCCGGAGCCTATACAATCGGCATAGAACCGAGTGAAAGGCATTCCATTGTAAGTGTCCACATCATCTATGTAATCCTTAATGAACAATGCGAGATGTGCTTCGTCAGTGATAGAGCTTTTGTAGTAATCCGACTTCGCCATGTTTGCCACGTAAACGCTGTCGTATCCTGCGTCCTTCTCCAAGTTTACACTGTACTTTTTCAGAAGCTCCTCTACCTGCTCTTTGCTGATTGGCTCCAGCTTTTCTTCTTTACCCGTAGATTTGTTTTCCATCTTCATGCGGGAAACAGCCCATAGGCACATCTTCTTGCTGAAATGCCATCCGTACTGGCTGAGATAGTCAGCCATTGCAGGCGGTATTCTGTCGTATGTATCTAATCTTTGTTTCATATTTTCCTGATTTTAAGTGATTGGCAAAAGAGGGGAATAATCCCCTCTCCATTACATGAACTCTCCGTTGGCGCGTCTGCGTCTGCGTTCGCCCATATCATCACCGTAAGGCTGTGAATCGCGGCGTTCGTTGTAAACCGGATATTCCGGGAAGTAACCCGGCATGCGGCGTTCGCCCATATCTGAGCCGCCGCTATAGCTTCCACCGCGTGAACCACCGCTGTTACGATAGCCCATTTCACCGCCCTGCATCTCACGCATGGCTTTCTCGTAACCATAACGGCAACCCTCTCTATAGGCTTCTTCCATAGGATTACCGCCTCTCATACCGAAGTCACGGTCATATTCTCCGCGTCCTTCTTCCAATATTTCCCACATTCCCATATTATTTCTTTGTTTTAGATGTTTCAGCAACTCCGAGTTGTTCCATAAGCCGTTTGTTCAATTCCATAAGGTCGGACATGTTCTTGCTCATTTCCGCCATTTGCCCTTTCAGAGAGGATATTTCCTGCTCCTGACGTTGTTTCTCTGCAAATTCGGGGTTCAAGAGCGTCAGCATCTTGTCACATCCCGCAATGACGGAATTGTGGAAGTCCATGCTATTGATAATGTCTATGCTTTTCTGTTTCATAGAAGCGACCTCGTTGTTCATCGCATCACGAGAGCATGACACTACGATATTGCCGTTCTGTCCGAAGTCGGCTATATCCATGCCAGCAGGTAGATTTTGGAAAGTCGTGTTCTGCCCGTTGATACAGACAACGACGTCCACAACCATTTCCATTTGGGGCAACTGTCCCATAGGGGGTGCCATAGGATATTTCGGCTTGGGAGCGGAAACGCTGACTACCGGACCGTATTCGATAAACGGGTTAGCATCCTTATGAAGTATATACAACTGGTTATTGGTACGAAGTGATTGAAACATATTGGTTTGATTTTAAAGGGGAGTGGCTATTTCCATTTTGGAAACAACCACAAAGCCCCATGTTAACTACTTGCTCTTTTGAGCGGTTGCTTCTGCTGTCGGAGTCGGTGTCGATGCGGTTGTCGGACGATACCCACCGTTAACAAGGAACAGTTCGTTGGTGTACTTGTTATAGTGAATTTCGTAGATACCCGTTCCGGCAAGGTTGCCGACAGTCACCGGCTCATTGTTGTAAGCCAGCAACGGTCTTGTATCCCCGTTAGTCCCTATCAGTATCGGGAGTGTAGCAGTCGTACCGGCAGGTATCGCCTGGCGGAGACTGACATAGAAACCGCCTACATAGCTTCTGTTACGGAACGCATGGTTAGGCAGCTCTAAAGTCACGTTCTCCGTGCCGACCGTTACGGCTACCGTAGGAAGGGTATTGAAATTAGCCCTTCCAATAGTAGGGAACAAGAAAGGAAATCCTGTAAAAAAGTTAGGCCACATAATTACCCCCTTTCTTACCGGAATTAACCCCAGTAGTTGTTACAACCACAACCGCTACGCCCATACATTGCATCACCGGCGTAAGCACCGAAAGCCGCAGCACGAGCTATCTCAGGGTTAAATGCTTGCAATTGCGGGTATGGCACTGCTACCGTAGGTGGCATCTTGCATTTTATTCCATCGACATCAGACTGCAATGCCTGCAAGCCTGCTGCCAAAGGAGCAATCTGTTGTCCTACTGAATTCAGGATAGTAGCATTCTGGTTACGTTGGGAGATTTCAGCGGTCAAAGTGGCTTTTTCTGCTGTAAGAGCCGCAATCTTGTCCTGCAATGCTTGGTTCTGCATAGCGTCCAACTTTGCAAGGATAGCATTGGTATTGGCGGTCGCACCGTCACGCAATGAAAGTGCATTCTGATTGGCTGTGTTGACAAGCGCGTTGGTCTGATTGCACATCGCAAGCTGGTTCTCATAGCCCATTGTGGTAATGGCGTTCTGAGTCTTGCAGCAACAATCTGCAATCTGAGTAAGAACAGCCTGATTTCCGGACTGGAATGCGTTGATGATTTGCTGGCTTGACATGCCCACCTGATTTCCTACATTGGCGATAAGTCCCTGGATGTTGCACAGGGCGCTCTGTAACTGTTGGGTAGAGCAGTTCAAAGAAGAAGCAAGCTGGTTGATGGCATTGCCATTGCCCTGAATGGCTGACATCAGGTATTCACGACCGACATCACCGTTAAGCTCGGCAGGCAGACCTCCACCATTGCCAAAGCGGTTGCCGAAGCCGTTGCCGCCCCAACAGAACCACAAAAGGATAATCCAGATGAACCACCACGAGCCGCCCCATTGGTCTTGGCTGCCACGTCCCTGGTTCAGTAAAGCGAGAAGTCCGGGGTCTACACCCTTGCTTCCCATCAAGTTGGGCAACATAGCCATGATGTCAAATTTGCTTCCGCCACCATTTCCGTTGTTCCCGTCTTGGTTGAAGACATACGTTCTTTCCATAGAGATTTATATTTTGTATTACGGTCAAAATCAACCGCATCACAAAAGTATAAATACGCAATCTGCCATGAAATCAGTTGTTTCCCAACGCTTTCCTAATGTTTTCCCAATATATTCTCAACATTTTCCCGCCTTCCATGCGTTCTTGGAAATTGGAAATCATGTAGTTTATCGCGCGTTTGGTCTTGTGAATTTTAGGAGCTATCTGTGAAGGATACATTCCCCTTTCGACAAGCAACTGTACAAGCAAATAGCGGGCGTCTACGGTTTCCGTATCCTTATCCGAAGATAGTATTCGGCTGGCGGGTATTTCGGTCTCCTGCGCCACGAGATTAATTGTTTCGGCAAAGATTTCTGACTTACACATAGTTTTTCTGAATTTTATATTTATCTTTGCCCTGCCACATAAAATATTTGATTATATACGAACAAAGCATAAGATACCGTGTTGAAGATATTAAAGCCTCCAACGTGCGGTGTCTTATGCTTATCATGTTTTTATGTGGCAATATTAACGTGAAACGTTGGGGGCTTTCTTTTTACTCTAAGCCCCCGAAAGAGTGTCAGCTACAAGCCAACTTCTACATCGTTAATTTCTTTCTTACCATACAAATAGATTATAACTTATTCCTGCGCCTACGTACATGCCGCCCGGATACCCATATCCAGCCTGCAACCCTAATCCCCAACGCTTCTTCTTCGGTTTGATGGGAACCGGATGATAGATGTCATTCGTTACCGTCTGATAAACCGTCTTAGGAAAGACCTGCATACTATCCAGTCGCGGGTCTACATATCCACTCACCACCGCACGATACAGACTATCTTCATACACAACCCGTTTGCGGTGAAGCAAGGTATCACCTATACGTACTGTGTCATTCGGCAATATCTGCCAAAAGACCGCTATCGGTGCGGAGATAAGAACCGTATCAAGTTTGATAACCGTCTGTATCTTTGTTTCGGTACGGATTTCTGCCGGCAAAGGCTCGAGCGGGCGGAACTGCGCCGCCACACAAGCGATTGCCAGCAATACAACTAATAGCCAGGGTAGATTTTTCATGACCTCAACAAATAATGATTTACAACCATACCTGCACATATTGCGGCAACTCCATACAGCAAGTCTATTTTGTTCCACTTGCCGTTATAGTAGTGGCAACGGTCGCTGTTCTCCTTGATAAAGAGCATCAGCAGTGCAGTACTGCCACCGAATACTATGGCGGTGGATAGATAGACCACCGCACCTAAGATGTTATTTCTCATAATTAATTTTATATTTATGATATTAAATTCATCCCGGCACTTCACAGTCCGGGATGAGTCAGTGCTTCTCCTTATAAAGAATCTATAAATTTCATGATTGCATCATTCATCATGGTATTATACCCTATTGCAGATGGATGGTAATTGAACGTTCCATTCGTATTCGTGCACCAGAACAATCTTGAGGCTTCTGATTTTTCAGAAACAATATTCATTCTTTTCAAGTTACCTAAATTAAGATACGGAACTCCATACTTGTCGCATACATCACGAATGGCTTTTGCATATCGGTCATTCCATAAGGAATCACCAGGTTGCGGCATAATCAGAAAACCCAGTTTCGTTGCCGGGAGCTTAAAAACAGCCTCTCTGACCATGTGCTCAAGTGCGCCACAGAAAGTCTTGTCATCGAATTTGTCTGTTGTATAATCGTCTGAAGATAATAATTCGCCAAATGGTACATGGGTTCCCGGATTATCCCCTCTTTGGTACATGTCATTCAGACCACCTTCCATAATCAGGTAATGGCATCTGTTCAAGCATACCTGCACTTTGGCCTCCCCCTGAATGACGTTGCCATCCATCGTTTTAAAGCTGGCAGAAGTGTTACTCTTGTATGCTAATCCGATTGTAAACTCTATACCGATACACTCTCCTTCAAGAGCAGATATTTTATGCCTAAATGTATATTCAATGACATTTGGCTGTGTATTAAAACGTACCAACTGAGTTTTATTGTAGTTATCCTTGTTAACAGAATATATGATAACAGAACCACCTTTGGAGTTGTATATGACCCTATCCATTTCCGTAACGTCTTCAAACAATATTGATTTGACGGAATATATCAAATCTGAAACATCTTCAAAATTCACGGTTTCCGGTATTCTCTGATACCCGAAATCTGTACATATATTCAACACAGATTTCAGAATATTGTCCGATGCGAAAGTGGAAATAGTTCTGCCACTCCATACATAAGGACCTCCGAACTGTGCGTCAGCAAGCGGATGCCGATATGCAAAATCATTTGGATAACCGTTAAATTCCAAGGCATTTACTCCAGCTGCATAGCTGTCTCCCACAAAAAAGACCGATTTATCAACATATTTATCATATACATATTTTTTCAATTCGTCTATTAGGGCAGTGTTTGACAATGCCTTGTAAATACTTGGAGTAAGGAGTTGCGTCAATATATCAGTAACATAGTACGGAACAATTGTGGGGCTTTTTGTCAAGTTCGCATCATACGATATGATTGGTTCCCCATACAAAGTCCTTACCGGTCTTGCCACAAGCATGAAGTCGGAATCTCCGGTTTCTATGTTCGTACTACTATATCCCTCACCGCTTGTGACAAAATCACCTTTATCATTATAGAGTTTCCACACCAGGTAGTGTTTGTGGTAAATAGTCGAGTTTCTGTTTACTGAAATCAATGCTATATCCCCATAAGATGAAATCATTTGGAGTCCCAAGATTTTATTACCTGATATAGGTTCTCCTTTTCCTATAACATATTCTTCATTCCATAAGTTTCCACTTAATATTTCATTTACAGAATGTTTCACAATCTTGCCGTCCAAAATTATTTTATCATCCGATAGCTCATTTTGCGAAATAATATATGCAATATTTGCACCTGTAAGTTGCATGATCGGCTCCAAATTTAAAGTCACATTATCTTCACATGACACATAAAAAGCAAAATCATTGTCTTTTTGGAAAACAATAACCTTGTATGAGTTGTTTGATAAATCCACTGTGAGCTTCTTTGAATCAAGCAATGATATTTTTTTGTAAAATCTGTTTTCCCCCTCTAATATTGATTTTGATGCGATGTCAAAACCTCCACATCTTCCGGATTCAACTATGCCGGAATATATGCTATGTCGGATTTCAACTATATTATTGCGTATATCGGAAAGGTCTGTTCTACGTACTTGTTGTATCCAGCTTCCGATATTCGTAAACGTTCCTCCCTGGAACTCCCACGTTTCTACTTTTCCGTCCGAATTTATGAACGATACCTTCAGCCCGATATTTCTAAGTTCCTGCGGAACTTGGGCAATGGCACCTTCCAGACTGTACTTGTTACTCCCGTCAATTCCCGAAGTAGGATGCTGGACGGAAACATTATACTCGGTGATATAGTTCATATAGTCAGTGCTGCCACCAGTGCCACCACCAGTGCCGATGTATTTCTTCAATGTAGCGGTACTCATTGAGCCGTTGCTACTTCCTTGCTGAAAAGGTATCAGCTCGTTTCCTGTTAAGTTCTCCTTTTGAGGGAGTTGTCCTATTTGTAATCCTTCTGCCATATCTTTTTATTTTTTGTTATTTGTAAGTAATATCGGCTCTTCGTTAGCCAACAATAACGGAGTGCCATCCGATAATAATAAATACCTTCCATCAGGGGATGGGTTTGGTCCCGGTTTATTATCCTTGATATATGAATACCCTATAGTAAGTATCCCGATAGTAGGAATACCGATTGTCGGGATGCTGATGTTGGGGATAGTGATTGGGTTCATAGGCTATCCCTCTTTAATCATTTTGGCTTCCAATACTTCGGTAGCGCTCTTGATTGTGACGTTTATGCCATTCGCTATCCCTGCGATACGGAAAATCGTATTGGACGCACCGTTATATTGGGATGCGTTGGGATAAAGCGGAACGGGTTCCAAATCATCAATTCCTGCGAAAGCGGTCACATATCCGCCCTTGTTCTTTATCTGTATGGTAACGGGATTGCCGTCACTGACAAACGTTGCGTAATACGCTGTTTTGCCTTCTTCTTGTTGAAATGATAAAACTTCTGCTGCCATGATGTTTACTTTTTAGAGTTATTCAAATAGTTCACAATTCCCTGCACATGCAAGTCCACTATTGCCCGCTTCCCCTCTTCCGATAATAAGAAGCCAACATCTTCCTTATTGTCTTGGAATAGGTTCTCTGTAAGGACTGCCGGGCACTTCGTGTGCTTCAAGATGTAGAACCCGCTTTCCTTATCAGGGTCGCCATCCGTCATATCCTTGCGTATCTTCATACCCGGCAAAAGTCGTTCGGCTGCCACATATAAGCTATCAGCTAATTTATCGGCTTTCGTCTGACCTGTCGAAGTCCACGCTTCCCAACCACGTGCCTGCATCCATTCAGAGCCGCTTCCCGCTGCATTACAGTGGATAGATACGAGGATTGTGTCACTTGCCTTGTATTCGTTCGCCCTACGGCAACGCTCCGATAAGGGAACGTCTATTTCCTCTTTGACGATACGTTCTGCGTCAACACCTTGTTTGCGCAATTCGGCTTCCAAACGTATGGCAATCTCACGGGCATACGCATACTCTTTCAATCTTCCGTCCGGTGAACACTTGCCCGGAGTGTTACTTCCGTGTCCGTTGTCAATCAATACTTTCATTCTGCGCGTCCTCCTTGAAATATTTGTCATAAACTAAACGAGCCACCCATCCGGCAACAACACCGACACCGAATGATACAACAGTAGTCAGGTTCACCCAAAACGGTGTGTAGTGCATGTACAGCATAACTCCCACGATGATAGCGATAACAATCGCTGCGATAATCAGTTTCTTTTTCATTTTGTTACTCCTTATCTTTAGTTATTATTTCACTCATATCTTCTTTCTCGACATCGAGCACTTTCTTTCCGAACAATCCCAACGCTTTCAGCAAGTTAAAATTATATCCCTTTGGCTTCAAGATATTGCTTATGATAGAGCAGAACTCTATGAAGCAGACAAACAAGCATGAATACACATCAATATTCCATTTATTGCCGGAAGCAATATTTATCATCACCACCATACAAACAAAGGCAAAGTATGTCACCATTTTACCCATAGTACGGCGCACAGCACTTGAAAACCGAAATTCTTCACCCAATAGCAGGCATTTCCTTATCCCGAACATCAAATCGCATACAACGACTGAAAATGTTACTATCAGCCACGGTATCATGTGTTCCAATGACTGTGCAATAAAACTGCTTGCTATTACCGAGAAACCACCCGGTATGCTTTGGGTAATAATGTTATTCTTCATCTTATCGTTATTTGTCAATTATTCCTATCTTTGTGTCTCTTATCAAATAAGCGAACTACTGTCATTCCGTTTTGCTCGTGAGAGTAGGACGGGATTTTCATATCTTACCGTAATAGCGGAACCACGCACCCCATTTACGTTCTTTCAGATAGTTCGGATTATCCTGGTTGAGTTTGGCTTCCATTTCAAATGCGCTCGCACGGTAAGCGTTTTTATTGACCTCTCCGTCCCCAATCTTGTTGTCTGTGAACAAGTGATACACGAAGCTCACAAACCATTCTGCCAAATAAAGAATGTAGTAGAATAGCGGGATAAGGAGCAACCACCACGCACTGACATGGAATGCCAGCAATACGGACGGGATAGCCGCTATCTCCATACACTCGAAGAACTGTTTCTGATGTGTCCGTTCATGGCGGATAGTCGTTTCGGACAGTTCTTTCAGCTTCGTAAGGATAAAGCCGAAGAACATAATTGTTGTGTAGTCGCCAAATAGGATAAGTTTGGCAAACCAGTTTTCATAAAATACTTTTACTCTCATAATCAAATAAGTTAAATTCAATTCTTATAATTACTTTCTTATATAATTATAGCTGTATAATTTACCATCAATTTTAAATTCAGTAAGCATCGTTGGAGCGCTCGTTTCGTTGGCAATATAACGAGGAGCACACATACCTAATAGAACAGCATAATTACCGTAATTTGTGACAGAACCGTAAACATTAGGAATTACTTGCTCATTAAGAGGACAAACTTTAAAACCGCTATCTATTCCAGCTAATACAATTCTATATTCAAAACTTTCTATATATTTTGAAAAATATAGGGCTACTTGAAAATTTTGCGGGTCTCCCAAATAAGGCAACTCAATGTATTGCTGAAGAGTAATGGGGGTTAAATTATTCTCACCAACACAAGGATAAGGATAGCCAGCATAAACTACTTTATTTTGAAGAGAAATTTTAGCAACAGGTATATCCTGTACAAAGACATCTTCTATTTTCTTACTGTCGTTAAATACTCCTGCCATCTTTAATTTATTATAACGTATATTGTATTGGCTTTTTTATCAGGAAGCGATTCATATTCAGAAGATGTCATTTGGGTGATAAAAGCCAGATTATCGGAAGTGAGTATATCTTCTATAGAGGCAGCGCAGTCTTCATCATTGGGCATTAGTTTAAATCCCATACGCTTGGAAACAGGACCGTTATTAGTATAATAACTGATATTGCATTGCAAGTTATATTCTTCAGTTTCAGGGTTGTGAAAAGAGTAAATGTTACTAAGTTCAATACAATTATCTTTGCTATTATAACTGTGAAAATAATACTTGGTGTGGTTCGCTATAATATCCTGGATTATTTCTTTCAGATTATCAACCGAACCAAAAATGGTATTTATAAGGTCTATTGCTTCCCTGTCTTTTTCGTTTTTATTGGTAACAAGATAAGTGCCCACAGAAACGTTAATAACCTTACCATAATTGATATTATCCACATACTTCTTCGTTGCAGGCTGGTAATCGCCCGTAGGGGTGAATGATGAAGTGTTGGTCTTGGTGAGGACGTCGTCCGTAAATGCAAACTCTTTCCAATTAGTCCTAACGCCCTGTTGATTACCACCACCTCTTGCAAACCATCTATTAGTTAGATAAGAGCCATAGATTTGATTAGAATGACCATAATTGGTGTTTGCGAAAATCAATGCTCCATTCTCATTAATAGGATAATTATTTTCAGGTGATGTGTAACCAGCAATGCCTCTCTGCGTAGCAAACCCTGCTCCATTTATATCGTTTAAATTCTCTGATGTAAGATTTAAATGCTCGGGAACTTCCGCCCAATCCCCATTCTTACGACCGTATGCCTTTCCATCAGTTGGCGCTTCTTCTATGCCGCCTATCTTCCCCTGACTTACCCATTCGCCGTTCACCCACGCGTAGTAATCATAAGGGGCTTCCGTACCTACAGCCATGAACCCGTCAACTGCCGAACCATCGGGAACAGCAGATTTCAAGGCTTCAAGGGTGGCGTATTCGCCGGCTACCTTAAATGACTTCCCAGGTTCTCCTTGTATACCTGGCTCGCCTTGTTCTCCTTTCAAAAATTCTAAAGGATAATTGACCACAGAAGCTTCACTGTTGCTTCCTGAAGGTTTAAATGCAGGCAATGATGTTACATCATCCGCTTTGTCCGCATTCGGTACTTCATTAACCCCTATAGAACTAGCCATAAGGCGGGCAACTATTTCTTGATAATCCTGTTCTGTCCA